TAAAGATTCCCTTATTGCAAGGGCTACTGAGACAGCAGGTAAGACTAGAAAGATTAAACGTGTTGTAGACACAAACAAAAATAAAAAGTTTCTTACTACTGATCTAGCCAATTCTCTACGTGGAGGCAGGGTTACCGGCTGTTGTTAAGCCTAATGTTCTGTTTAGGGTAAACAAGATTAGAAAGTCTAATGGCCTTAATCCCATAAAAGATTCTAAGTTCCTATTTGTGGTAAGCCAATCTAATAGAAAGGGTTTCGTTAACATCAATGATGGCAGTAATAATGTTATTACTATTAGTGCTGACTCTGTACTAGAGGCTACTCAAACATCAGTTGTGCCTGAACTTATTGGTGCTATGAATAGTTATGAGGCATTGGTAGAAGCAGGGCCAGAGAAAGGTTCTAGGCTAGTTGCTTCTTATAACTTGTCTGATGGTAAAGGCGACCTAATTCAATACAATGAATTTGTAGACGCTGTGTTTGGCGAGACTGCACACAGGTATGGGATGTTTGGTGCAGATAGGGAGCGTTTACAGAAAGCCAGAGCAGATTCGTTGTCTGAAAACATAGGCAATAAAGCAGTGTTTGTAGATGTACGATGGCTCTATCATATCAGGAACTATCTCATCGGTAGACGCAGGAACAAGTGTCTCTATACAGATGCCTAAAGACAAGGCAAAGCCTGACCCTTCTGTAGGTAAAGTTGTTGAAGGAACGTACTCTAATGTTATTTATGTTGATCTACTTAACTATCAAAGAGTTCAGGTAGTAAGGCCACAGAAGATTGTAGATGTTGGTGAAGCCGCTCCTATTGAGGACATAGGCCCTCCAGATAGCATGGTTGTTTACACTCCAGAGTATGGGGATGTAAAAGAAAAGCAACTTCCTGAAAGAGTGTATGCAGAGACTGCATCAGACGAGCCTACTATTGTACGAGTGTACTACTCAAAACTAAATAAAAAGTACACTGTTAATGTTGATGGAGTTAGCGACCTTACGGGTGCTACTGCTCAAGAAACGGCTGACTATCTTAATGATGTAGAAGAAAGAACAGCAGGACAACTTAAAGTATACAAACTTCCACAAGGATTGAAGAGCAAGGAGAAGGCGCTTAGAGTTTCTGGTGAAGGAGTTCCTACTGAGGTTAGGTATACATACAGCCCCGGAAAAGAAGAGGCTGAGTTAGAAGATAATGTAATGCCTGTTGTAGAAACTAGTGTATTAAAAAGAAAAGGGTTTAGGANTAAAAACTGAGTACGAACTTGGAGGAAATGTAGTAAGCAGGGACGATTTGGTTGCGGCTATGTCTGATCCAGAGGCCGCAAAGAAACTGGCTGATGATCCGAAGACTCAAAAGGACGACTAAAAAATTTGCAAATGCCGTAACAAAGATGTCGGAAGCAGATAGAAAGAAACGAGAAGAGCAAGCCGCTCCTGTTGTAACTAAACCTGTAACTACTAAAGACACTAAGAAGAAGGAAGTCAAACCAACTAAACCTGTAAAGCCTACCAAAGAAGTAAGCAAAGAAGTATCTTCTCTTCTTTTTCAATATATTCCTGTTGGTCAAAAGTTTGAAGACAAGTATGGAGGCCAGTGGAAACTGGTACAAAAGATTGGGAACTACGGAGCGTATGTTCAATTCATTGGAGGAAAGGCTCCAGATTTAAAGTTTCAGGTAAGTGTAAAAGGCAAGAAGGACGTAACCAAATTCTTTAAAGGCATGACGATTGAGGTTGATCAAGGCTCTACTCCTAACAACATGAGAGGTGCGCATAAGCCATGATAACTTTGAGACTGACTTTGAGAACTACTCAATAGTACGACCCATTCCCGCAGATGGACAAGGCTCCTTCAAGTACAACACTGGACTAACACCCAAGAGATTTAAAGAGGTGCTTGGTAGTACTGTTGGCAGGCTAAACTTGGAAAGGCTTATCAAGGAAGGCGAGGTAATCATAGTACAGAACCAACAGGACGTTCCCTTTAACTTGATTAACATGGCTGTTCATGCTGTTACTCGCAACGGAAAGACTTGGTTCATAACCAACAACATCAAGGAAAGCGAGATCACTGGGCTGTACCTGCATGAGATTGGTGTACACCTTGGCATGAAGCAGGTATACGGAGATGACTTCAACTCTATCCTTAACGAAGTAAAGAGCAGACGAAACAATCCAGAATGGGCTGACGCATTTGATGCCGCTACCATTTCAGCAGACCAGAAAACATTTGCTGATGATGTTGCAAGGGAAAACTATATTTCAGAAGAAGCCTTTGCATATTTTTGTTGAGTCTAATGCTGAGTACAAGAATTCTTTCTGGCAAATGATCTTTGATACACTGAAGAGATTAGCCGCAAGATTCCAGATGTACATTGGAAGGCCAGTGTCTGACGGACAACTGATTGCATTTGCAAGAGGTGCGGCACGTGGTATGTCACAAAGAAACAACCAACAAACTATTGACTCTGACGATGAGGAGTACTACTCCTTGGTGCAGGGCGCGGCTGATCGCATCCTTGAAACAGAAGGCGGAAGGAAACTGCATGATGCCGCAGAGAGAGCAGGCTACACTGAGAAGGCAGGCTCTGCATGGAGAGCAACAAAGAAGTTCTTTGATCCGTTTGCTAATCTTAACAACTCAAGACTGTTAAGAAAATTGAGATCACTACTCGCAGGAAAGATGGGTGAGATTGAGTCAATGGGTAGGGATATTCTCAAGGCATACAACAACCTAACAGAGGAACAAAACCAAGAACTGTTTGAATTCTTTACGACTCAAGGCGCTACCTTTGCTGAAACCTCAACGGTAGACAAGCAACTACAACAGGCTTCTATCGGATTAAAAAATAAGATTGAAGAAATTGCTAATGAAGCAGACTTAAGAGAGATGTTTCCAGAGGCAAGCAAAGCACAACTTGCAGAACTTAGGGGAGCGTATCTTCCAAGGGTTTACCTAACTCATATTCTTAGCCACACTACTGACGTAGGTGGAAAGTTTAGAACTAGTGGACAATTTTGGGCTAAGACAAGGAAAGATTTTGATGAATCTGTAAGAGATATGTGGGGAGAAATTAAGGACGTTAAGTATCTTCTTTACAGTGCATTAACAATTCCTCAACATGACATAGTTTTAATAGATTATCTTAAGCAATTGTCAGTGCGTTCTGCTATTGAAGAGTCTGATGCCTTGAAAGAACTTAACGTAAAACTAAAACCAGAAAGATGGTTGACAGAGACAACGCCACTACTGAGGAAGAGAAAAACTTCTATCGACAATGAAATAAAAGAAATAAATAAAACAGATAAAAGATATGCCACAAGAAGAAAAGTATGTGGCAGGAGAAGTTCCTTGGGTAATGCCAAAGCAGTGGGTTGAAGTTCCTTATACAAAGAAAGATGGAACAGAGGATACTAGAAAAACAACTCTTGCTAGGCTTGAAAACCAGATATCAGACTACCAAAGATTTATCGAAGCAGGAAGAAACTATAAAGCAATTAAGCCTGAAGCAATAGCCGCCGCAGAGGAGCAAGTAGCAAAACTTGAGGCCGCACGTGAGAGATTCTACAAAGGTCTTGGCGTTGCTGTTGGTGACGGAACAGGATTAGAAAGTTATTACAGTGATAACTATGATATGAAAATGTTCAGGCCTATACCTAACAAGCCAGATAAGTATGGCTCAATGGCAGGACTGTATGTTCGTAAAGAGATTCACGAAGATATCATGGGCAACGCAGACATGGTATCTGGAGAACAGAATCTGTTCCAAAGAATGCTACTCCCATATGGTAAACATGCTAAGTTAGTAAGTGCATTCAAGACTCTTAAGGTTCCCCTCAACCCGCCGACAGTGGTAAGAAACTTTATATCTAACTTGGTGTTGATGCAGTTAATAGGTGGAGTATCTTTCCGTAGACAGCCTAAACTATTAAGGGCCGCGCTCAAAGAGATGAGAGGAGAAGACTCGGGAATGGTCTTCACTAACTCAGTAACAGGAAAGAAGTTTACTGCTTATGAATTAGCCAAAGAGCAGGGAGTATCCGGCACGACACTTACATCTGCTGAGTTGAAGAAGATGGAGATAGTGTTCCAACACATGGAGAAGGAAGGTGTGTGGGGAATACTAACTGGTGGTCAGAAGATGTGGAACAAAATCTCTGAGTTTGGTGGTGACCTTTTACCAGAACATAGAGATACTAGGTAAGGTTGCTGTCATCATGGACAAACTTAGCAACGATACTCAGATCGCAGAACTTAATCAGATTCTTTCTAAGGAGAAAACGGACCTGCTATCCATAGAAGACATCGCTGTGCAGGAAGCGAATAGAATTTTGTTTGACTACAGCGAGGTTAACCCCACAGTCAGAGGTTTGAGATCGTCCTTCCTTGGAGCGCCATTCATCACGTTCCAAGTTAAAGTGTTGCCTGAGTTAGCCAANGTTCTGAATGACCCAAGCAAGTACCATAGGTTCCTCCCATACATGATGTTGATTGGTAGCGCACAGGCTCTGTTCGGTTCCCTTCCATTCATGGAGGATGATTGGGATAAGATGGAAGAGTTACTGCCTGAGTTTACAAAGGACAACACGATGTTGTTCCTGCCTTGGAAGGATTCAGAAGGTAGATGGCAGGCTGTTGATATCTCCTACTTCTTCCCTTGGTCTTGGTATCAGCAGATGGGAACTAAACTTGGTCAAGGAGATGTTGCAAAAGCAATGATTGAGGGTGGAGTAATAGGACCCGGTTGGCAAATGGTAAGCACATTTATGACAGGGGAAGACCCTTGGAGTGGTTACAAAATTGTCAATGAGGACGATCCATTATCTGATAGAATTTTTGATCACCTTAGTTATATGAACTCAATGATGATGCCTCCTTTCCTAACTCGTAATGGCCTAGTATCTGTATCTTCTATAGGTGAGGCCATGTACAGGCTTGATCCCACTGAGATAGAAGGAAAGTTGTTTGACTTTATGCTGGGAAGAACTAACAGGTATGGGGATGTTAAGACTAGCGCCTTCAAATTGATTGGTTCTTCTGTCGGCATTAATCCATACGCAATATCTTCTAATGTAATTTCAGCACAGAACAAGAAATATAATTCTGATATAAGAGGATTGAAGGCAGACAGAACTTCTACCAAAAAGAACAGAAGTCTCACACCAAAGCAGAAGAAGAGAAAGGTAAACGAATTTACTAGAAGGATTGACGAGGCAAGGGAGGAGAAGGCAGAGTTTAACAGGAAGACATCTGGTATAGAGAGGACGCTATGAGATTGGTCTGCGTAGAATGGTTAGACATTCTACGCATCAGCAGGGTGGGAAAAAGAAGATGAGATAGAGCCGCAAACCTTTTGGTCTATCGGATACCTCATCGTTAAAGACTCAAGGGTGCTGAAGATTGCCAACACCAAGGATGTGGAGGACAATTACTTTGGTGTCACTGCCTTCCCCATCGGTTGCGTGGTGTCAATTACTGATATTCCCTCGACAGTTTCCTCTGAGTAACAGCAACTATCTCGTCGTAGTAACCCTCACCATCTAGTTGGTTTAACATAATCACCCCTCTCCACCACTGATGCTCAGTGTCTCTGCACCAGTTCTCAGAGTATTGCGGGTGACTATAGCATCCGGCACTAAGGCCGAATATTTTCTGGCCGTCAGGCCTCGTCTGTTCAGCGTGGTTGTACAAATGGGTGTGACCCTGCACCGCACTACAGTGTAGTTTGGAAACCAGTGTGAAGCCAAGGTGGACGCTACTGATGGGCCTTCCAGATATGCCAGAGGTAAAGTAGTGGCTGAAGGATATCCCTGCCACAGTCAGTACTGACTTGAATGGTGTAACCTTCCATCCATTCTTCTCGTACTGCAAGTCCTTAATACCTATAGCCCCATCCAACTCAGGGGCATAGTTAGTGGCCCTGCTGATACGATCTTCATGGTTGCCAAGGCACATGTGCATCTTAGGTTTGTACTGCTTATCTTTGTTCTTTTTCTTCTGGGCGTTGTACGCCCTCAACGGTTCCATAAGTTTCTCTTGGGCTTCAATACAACTATTTATATCTTTCTTATAGCGTTTGCCTTCAAAGCCTTTGGTTCCCTTGTCGTATGAAGATAGTGATGGCATGTCAGCAAAGTCACCCAGACATACTATGTACTCTGGCTTGTGAGCCACAATGAACTTACCCAGATGGGTAAACCTTTCATTGTCATAGTCTGGGTTGGCATGTGCATCAGGAATTATTAGCAAATTCACGTTTACGAACCTCCTGTATTATTGCAGTGTCTCGTTCTTGTGGTGTGGTGTAAGGACCCTTGGTACATAGGTAGTGTTTACCAGTTGGCTTTGACAGCAAGAACCAATGTTCTTTCTGCTCACCTTTAGGAATCCAAAACCTTTCGCACCTGTATTCAGTGCCCTCTATAGCACCCATGTTGAAGCCCCCCTCCTTTCCCCAACTTTATCTTCACAGTTCACACGCCCCTCCTGTACAGGCAAATTCCTGACTGCTAGTGGTAACGTCTTCCTCTTCAAGGATCAAGTCCCAATCAATTTCCTTTGGTATCTGCTTGGCTCTGGCCTTGTACTCTGCCTCGTCGCAATCCTCATACGGAGCAGACTCATACGAGTGCGCCTCGTCTGCGCTAGGCAGGAATGATACGCCAGATATAATATCAAAGTTGTGCCACACCCATGCACCTACCTCTATCCACTCATGCTCCTTGACGTAGATAGTGACTGAAGGTTTGTGTTCGCACCAGTGCATAGAGAACTTCTTCCATATCTCCAGATGCTCCAAGGCTGACAGGTCATGTCTGGTCAGTGACCTCTTGGGAGACTTCTGAGGGAACTCAAAACACCCAAGCCTCTGCGTTGTAAGGGTCAGTGTGGTAGGGTACGTTGCAATCAATCAGCGCCTGTGATAGAGGGTCTTTCTTATCGTTGCGAACCCTCCTGATCAGGTGTGAATTGTAACGAGGGTGTATACCTGATGCACTGTTCACAAGTTGACTGACTGTGCCTGATGGCTTGACACAAGTGATAGCGGTACTCTCTGGTATGCCCAGTTTCTTGGCCCACTTCTTGTTTACACTGACAGCATGAGACTTGAGATATTCCAGATCATCTGCACTGGCATTCATTACAGCAGGGCAATCCATGATACCTGTCAGGCTAACGCCAAGCAGTCTCTCCTCTTCAGTGTTGCGCTTCCATGCGGGAGACAGATACCTGAAGTCAGTGAGAGTAGACTGTAAAGTGCCAATGATAGTGGCGATCTCTACCTTGTTCCTGATGTCAGCAAGTGTGTCTCCCTCTCTGCACACTGCTTCTGAAAGATTGCAGAATTCTTTGGGTCTGAGCAGAATTTCCGAACATGGATTGCAACCGAACTCATGCTCACTGTCCCTGCGCTCTGGTATCATATTCTTTGCGGCTTCACGATTAAAGATACCACGCTCTCCACTACGGCTTTCATACAGAGCGGTCCACTCTCGTAGGAATACACCCATGTCAGGCTTCTCTGTATAGCATACGCTATTGTTAGCCAATGCTCGTTGAGGATTCTCCATCCACCATTGACCAGACTTAGCGTGACGCATACGGTCATCAGTCAGATTGGATAACGAGATAGTGGCTGACCTACGCACACCACCGACTACTACTGACTCACCGATAAAGCACACCAGATCGTGACACTCTATGGAGTTTAGTCTCCTGCCTGATGCTCCTCTGAACACGCTGACAAAGTGACGGAACAATTTTTCCAGAGGTTCTGGTCCTGAAGCCCTGCCCCCGAATGTCTTGAGCCTAGCACCAGAAGGCCTGATCTTTGACACATCCCATGTGGGAACCTGCCCCGCATACAACAGACTTACCAGTTCTTTGAGGGCCTTGGCCCACCCAATCTTACTGTCCCTAACAACGATTACAGAGTCGCTATCGTGGAACTCATCCGCTACCTGTGGCAGTGCGTTGATGTATTGCCTTTCTACAGAGAACCCAACCCCTGTCCCGCACATAAGAATGTACATGCATTCATCGAATGCTTTTGGATTGTCGATGGGAAGGTAGGAGCAGTTGTATCCTGCGACTGCATCTCTTTCCAGTGCCTTTCCCGCAGTCATCATGCACCTCATGCTAGGCATGACATCCATGTTAACTATGGCATCACGAACATCCGACAGATTGGTTGACGTTCTGCTTTGGAAGAAGTCTACGTATCTCTCTACTGTCTCCTCCCAAGTCTCTCTTCTCTTCTGCTCATCCAGATACTTGGCGTACCTAGACTTGTGTATAAACTTTTGGTATTCATTCATAGTACGACAGGCCCCTCGTCTACTTCTATCTCCAACTTGGAAACCTCAGACATTGGAATGATCCACTTGCTGTTATCGGCAAGGCCTATCTCGTAAACTGTAACATCGTTGAAGGTACTGGCTGTTACCATATCTTTAGAAAGAACTTCCTGTTTCCTGTTTGATTTCTTGGCCCAACATATGGCTAAGATATCTATGATGACAGGGTAGGTTTGCAGGATCACGGTTCTTGTGCCCTGTGATCGTTTGAAAAATCTTACTTCTCTGTAAAATGACATTCAAGTTCCTCGTAATTGTCTTTCAGTTTGTGTTTGATTGCGTACTCTATGTACTCTTCAAGAGAGACTCCCCAAAAACTTTTGAACACATCGCTCCAGTTTTTTGAGGAGTCTTTTCTCGACTTACGGTAGCAGTATCTAGCAAATGAATATTGCATCTGCTCTGCTAGATCAGAAGGGAATGTCCTCTCCCTTCTCAACTACATCAACATCACTCCTTGCATCAGCGGTGTGCTTTTCTCCTCCCGCACCTCCAAGCATCTGCATTGTGTACCCTGTGATCTCTGTTACGTACCTCTTGATGCCCTCCTTGTCATCATATGAACGGTTAGCAATTTTTCCCTCGACATAGATTTGTGATCCCTTGTTTACATACTGCTTGATTACATCAGCAGTCTTGCCAAAGAACACAACCCTGTGCCAATCGGTTGTCTTGTTTTCACCGTAACCGCTGTTGGTTGCCAGTGAGAAAGACGCTACTGTGTCTCCCGATTTAGTCTCGCGGAACTCTGGTTCCTTGCCAACGTGACCAACTAATATTGCTTTGTTTACGCTTGCCATCTCGCATCATACCTCTTGGTTAGTTTCCATAATTGTAAGGCCGCTTCAAACATACTAAACAGCCTCTCTCTTTCTTCCCATTGGTACTCTGCTACATAACCGGGAGAAGAAAACGATACAAAAAGGTTGAGGAGTTTCCTGCCTCCACCTATCCCATGATTGTAAGCCGCCAGTTGTACACCATGAGAGTCGTACACATCAGGCTTCTTACCTTCATCCAAAACTTCCTTGGTCTTGAAGTCAACCACCCACTCATCAGAGTGTACATCTATCTTACCTCCGTACCCCATTGGGTGGGCGAATGATTGCTCAACTTTCCAATCCTGATCACCGCATACCTCCTTCATCTTTGCGAGGGTTTGCATGACCATGTGTATTTCGTTTGGGTCTTCTGATCCACAACTTCCAGTGAGTAGTTGTTGCTCAAT